GCCGTAAATCTTTTCATTAATTTACCATCCTTTCGATAATAGTTTTAGCGTTAGTTCTATACGCCACCTTCATTTCTGATTTTTTTGTATTATCATGATTTCCTCCCTAAACAAAAAGTGGCACAGCCGAAGCCATGCCACCGAAAAACGCATAGCTCCGATTGTTGCCACACAATCACAACGCCGTCAACATAGCGCACGTTTTTTGAAGCCCACGTTTTTACCATAGTAAAAACGTGCGCATACATTGACGAAAATATTCAGTTGTGATTATGTGGCGATGTCATTATATCACAGTGCCACAATAAACGCAATAAAAAAATCCGGAGTTGCGAACCGGAGTGGATTATGCTATCTTATCTACGGTGCTGTCGGATCAAAAAGCGGCCAGCCCTTCGTGTTTGGCGGAGGGCAGCTGCTTGTCCTCCGATCTTGCGAGAGGAGGGCGGCCCATGGTTACATACTCGGACTTGATTCAAGTCGGTATTCTTATCGTAGGCATTTGCGGCCTGATCGTTCAGATCATACGGCTAAACAAAAAGAAGTGACCGCCGGCAACCTGGCAAGTAGCGGCGATCACTTCAAAGTCACTTAAGGGCTGACCGTTTTTCGGCAGCACTTTTTACGTTTTGATTATAATCCTGTGGAACTTATCTGTCAAGGCGGCGTGAAGCATGAACACGGCGACAGCATTTACTTTTCGCGGCCAACATGATATTATGTCAACCATATGAAAGGCGGGTTGACATGAAACATCTTATCGAACGACTGAAAGGGCTAGAAGATCCACGCAGACAGTGGGGGAATTTGCGGCATAAACTGGTAGATATAGTTTTCATAGGCTTGGTATCGGTGGTCTGCGGCGGCACGGATTATGAGCACATGGAAGACACAGGGTATGCGAAGCAGGAATGGTTTAAGGAACGGCTTGAGTTGCCAAACGGCATCCCGGACAGCGACACGTTTCGCCGAGTGTTTGAACGACTGAACCCAAAGGAATTGGCAGAGATTTTACAAGAAACCGTCGCAACTGCAGGAAAAACAGTAGCAATAGATGGGAAAACCATCTGCGGAAGCGCAAACGATCAACACAGGGCATACCATGTAGTCAGCGCATGGGTAGCCGAGAACCAAATAACGCTGGGTCAGTTGGCTGTGGCGGAGAAATCGAATGAGATCGTGGCAATACCAGAATTGCTGGATGTACTGGATGTTTCGGGAAGCACGGTGACCATTGATGCAATGGGTTGTCAAAAGAAGATTGCAGCAAAAATCATTGAAAATCAAGCGGATTATGTGCTGGGACTGAAGGGAAATCAGCCAGAGCTTCTGGATGATGTCAAATTCTATTTTGACAATGAATGTACTTCCAACACCAGCCAAGCGGAAAAGGATCACGGACGCATTGAGCACAGGACATATTATCTAGAAACACAAATTGACTGGCTTTCACATCGTTCCGAATGGGTAGGTTTAAACGGGATCGGTATGGTCAAAACAAATGTTCTGAAGATGAACACAGGCGAAATCACCGAAGAACGCCGGTATTATCTCACCTCACTCGCGGACATTGACGCCTTTGCTCATGCGGTCAGGAAGCATTGGAGCATAGAAAGCCAGCTTCATTGGCAACTGGACGTAACTTTTCGTGAAGACTCTTCGCGTGCCAAAAAAGACAATTCTCCTCTGAATTTGAATATCCTCCGCAAAGAAGCGCTACGTTTGCTCAATCAAGCGGACTTTGGAAAGCGCGTCAGTACGCGCAGAAAGATGTCTCGCGCCGCTATGGACAACTCCGCACTCAATCGTATCTTCCCTCAAAAGTAAATGCTGTCGCCGTGATCATGCCAATGCAGGAGTTGATTTTGTCAAAGTAACGAGCTTGATTTTTATACCATAATTCGGTATATTGTAACTGCCCAAACACACCGTGGTGTCAGCCAACTGTTATCAGCGCTGATAACAAAACGATAACAAACGCGGCGATAGACAGAATAATACAGATAATCAAAATATTCAGAGACTCTACAAACAGGCTGAACAATATTCACTAAGCAAAATCAGTTAAGCATTGTAGAGTGGGAGTGACCCCCCGCGCGAAAGGCGCAAAAAACGATTGCGCCGCAGGCTCGTCTGTGCTACAATGAACGAAATCTGAAACAGGAGTGTGGCATCATGAAATATGTGTGCAGCGTATGCGGCTGGATCTACGACGAGGAGGAGACGGGCGTGAAGTGGGAGGAGCTTCCCGACGACTTCACCTGCGAGCTCTGCGGCGTCGGCAAAGAGGACTTCGCACCCGAAGCCTGACACAGCATCCATCGGACGGGACCGCTCGGCGGTCCCGTCATTTTTTTGTCCTTCGGCGCATAGGCTGTTCCTTACAGAGACTGCGGGAGGAAGAGTATGACGCCGAAATATTATGTTAACTACAAACTGACCGAACCGGGCCTGGAGGCCGCCTTTTCCGCGCCGGAGACCCGCCGGGGCTGGGCGGAAAACGCCGTGCGCGAGCGCCTTGCCCGCCCGGAGCGGGCGGGCGCGTTTCAGATCGCGTGGATGGACGACACAGGCCGGGCGCGGGTGAATATGGGCTATTTCGCGGCCTATCCGTCTTTGCCGGGGCGAAGCCGCTGTATATTCCGCGGCGGCCTCACCCAGGACGAGATCGCCCGCCGCGCCCTCCGGCTGATGCTGACCGGCGCGCTGTGCGGCGGCGGGGCGTGGATGGTGTGCGGCGCGGATGTGGACGCCCATACGCTCAGCAACGCGGAAAGCATGCGCTTTTGCCGCGCCTTTGCCGACGGACTTGGCGAGCTTCCGGCGGACGACGCCATTTTCGACGCGCTGCTTGAAATCTTCACGGAGCATCAGGCCGTGCCGCTTATCCTGAACGGCGAACCGATAGGCGACGGCCTCTGGATCATCGAGGGTATCGACGAGGGCTTTGAGGTTGTGAACAACAAGGGCGTGGCGATCGCGCTGGAAGTCCCGCTGAAGCTGAAGGAATACGTCGAGGCGGAGGGGAGTGGTGAGTGATGGAAGTTGACGTTTTGGCGACGCTGGACGAGATAGACTTCGCCCCGAAGAACGTATTGACGGAGGTTATTCAGAACATCCGCACGATCTGCGCCACGATGAAATACAGCGTCCCCCTTGACCGGCGGTTCGGTGTTGACGCTGCCATGTTGGACGCGCCGACGCCAAAGGCAATGGCCGCGCTCCAGGCTGAGATTATCGCGGCGATAAGGAAATATGAGCCCCGCGCCCGCGTGACGCGGGTGAGCTTCGAGGGCGACATGGACGGAAAACTGATACCGAAAGTGAGGGTTCGGATTGACGAAGAGCGATTTGTTCCCTGGTCTGGATGATATAACATTCGCGGACTCCGCCCCGGTAAAGATAGAACGCAATATTATCACGTTGTACGAGACGATGACGGGACGCTCTTTAGCCAAGGGCGATCCCGTCAGGCTTTTCCTGGACACCATCGCGGCGGTTTTCGTTCAGCTTTACGCAAGGCTGGACGCCTCCGCGAAGCGCAATCTCCTGGCCTACGCGGACGGGGCGTTTCTGGATCACCTTGGCGCGTTGCTCAGTGTGACGCGCCTTGAAGCGGCAAGCGCGGTGACGACGATTCGCTTCACGCTTTCGGAAGCGCAACCCGCAGCTGTCATCATCCCGGCCGGGACGCGCGTTTCCCCCGGCGGCGGGACGCTGCTTTTTGCCACGGTTGAGGCCGCTGAGATTCCCGCCGGGGAGACGGAAACTGACGTTTTGGCTCAGTGCTCCGAGGCGGGAGACGTGGGCAACGGCTTTGTCGCGGGGCAGTTGAAGAAGCTGGTTGATCCATTCCCCTACGAGATGAGCGTGACGAACACCACGACCTCCAGCGGCGGCGCGGACGTTGAGACAGATGAGAACCTGCGGGAAAGAATACAGATAGCCCCGGAGAGCTTCAGCGTCGCGGGGCCGGACGGGGCCTACCAGTACTTTGCCCGCTCCGCCCACCAGAGCATCATCGACGTTGCGGTTCTGGGCCCGGACGACAGCACGGCGGCACACGTCATCACGCCGGGGAACGTGGAGATTTACCCGCTCATGGCGGGCGGAGAGCTGCCGAGCCAGGAGATTCTTGACGCCGTTTATGAGGCTTGTGACGCGGAGGATGTCCGCCCCCTGACGGATTATCTGCACGTCCTCTCGCCGGAGGCTGTGAATTATGACCTGTCCGTCACCTACTGGATTGACCGCTCCAACGCGGCGCGGGGGGCCGCCATCCAGGCCGCTGTAGCCGCCGCCGTTGACGGCTGGGCCTTGTGGCAGAGGTCGAAGCTGGGCCGGGACATCAACCCCTCGGAGCTGACGCGCTGCATGATTGACGCGGGGGCCAAGCGCGTGGAGATAGCGTCCCCGGACTTCACTGTCCTCGCTGCCGCCCAGGTCGCGATCCCCGCCTCCGTCTCGGTGCTTTACGGGGGGCTGGAAGATGGCTAAACAACTGGACGCTCTCTCCCTGCTGGACATTCTCCCCGGTTCCATCTCCGGGGATTTTAATGTCCAAGCACTGGCTCGGGCCCTGGACCCGGAGCTTCAGGCTGTTGCCAAGGACATTAGCAACGTCCTGATCTACTCCCGGATTGACAGTCTGCCGGAGTCCGTGATCGACCTTCTGGCGTGGCAGTGGCACGTGGATTTTTACGACCCGTCCTTGCCGCTGGAGGTAAAGCGTAATTTGGTCAGGGCTTCCATCCCCTGGCATCGTATCAAGGGTACGCCCGCTGCCGTGGAGCGCATGGTCACGACGGTGTTCGGCCATTCCTGGATAACGGAGTGGTTTGAGCATGAGCCGAAGCGCCAGCCCTACACCTTCCGCCTGTCCGTTGACCTCGACGACAGGACGCCGGACATGACCGCCGCTTCCCTGGCGAACCTCCGCCGCGTCGTGGAGTGCGCCAAGAACACGCGCTCATTCCTGGAATTGATAGAGCTGTTCTTCCATTTGGAGGATAAAACAGAGGTCGAGGACGAGTTATCTATCCTCTCGCCGCTGCTGAGCTATGAGGACGCCTACCCCTACCCCGCCAGAATCCCGCCGGGCGAGCACGATGGGCGCTTTCTCCACGGCGGGGCCGTTTACCGCGACGGACGCTTTCTCCATGACGGCGCGACGGATCATTCCGGCCTCGTTCCGGGCTGGAGGGTGCGCGGCGGCTCGACTGTCCGCATCGACGATCTCTATCTGGCCTATCACACGTCCTTCTATGACGACGTATCAGAGTGGAGCTTCACGCCGGAGCACGGCGCGGCCGTTTACCGCGAAGGCGTTTTTGCACGGAACGGGGTCTTGCGGCGCGACGGTCTGAAGGGCAACCCGTTTTCTCGCGGCGGCCTCCTGTCCCGCTGCGGCATGATCGCGAGGCGGACGGGGGCTTACTTCTACGACGGCGCGATTTCCCGCGGGGAGTTCTCGCGAAACAGGCTGACGCTCCCGGCGGATTGGTTCTTAATGCCGCTGATTAAGTATGCGCCGGAGGACAGCGCGGAGCCCGCCGACAACAACGGCATTATGGGTATTTGCTGCGATGTTCGCCACGTGGGTGGTGTGAGGCGTGACGCCCGCGCCGCGAGGGGCGTTGAGCGGTATTCCGGGCCTCTGGACGGGGCCTTATCCGTCCGGCGCGAGGCAAGAAACGGAAATTACGCCAGGAGCGGAGACGCCGAGAGACGCCATGACGCGCTGGCGACAGCGGCTTAAAAAGGCTTAAAAGGAGGACAAGATGTTAGCGTTTCATGATGTTCAGCAGTGCCGGGGCGAGTTCCATATCGAGATTCACCGTGACGGGAAGGTTATTGAGACGTTCGGCGACCACAACCTTGTGGTCAATTCAGGCCGCGCCCGCCTTGCGGAGCTGGCCGCCGGTAAGAGCGACAGCTACATCGCGCAGATCGGTCTTGGAACGGGAAGCGCGGCGGAGGCCGAGGACGACACGGCGCTGGAGAACCAACAACTCTTCCCTCTTTCCGCCGTCTCCGTCGAGGGCCGGGACGCGCGTTTTGACTTCGTGATTGGCGAGAACGACGCCAACGGCCTCGCCATTCGGGAGTTCGGGCTGTTCTGTTCGGACGGCGCGATGTTCACCCACCGCGTCCGGCGCGGCGTCATCGAGAAGGAAAGCGATATTGAGCTTCACGGCTATTGGATTCTGCATTTCTAGGAGGCGTAAAAAATGCCCATAAACGAGAATGATTATGTAGGTTTCGGCATCGACCCGGCGACGGGCAAGCGCCACGCGATCAACCATCTCCCCGCCACGGCGGAGTGGGAACCCGGTATTTATCAGTTTGAGGAAAACGACAAGATTATCGGCGGCATCGACGGCATTGACAATCTGCCGCTCCAACAGCTTGCCAACCGCACGGAGTACCTGAAGGAGCAGATCGATCGGGGCGGTGACAGTGGCGGCGGCGTTCTCACCCTCCCCATCACCATCCCCGCCACGGGCTGGACAAAGGATGAGTCCGACACCACGGGCTACCCGTGGCATATCGACATAGCCAATGCGAGCATTAAGGAGGACATGACGCCGCTTGTGACGGCTCTTCGCGAATCCCTGTCCGTGGCTGTGAGGGCTGGAATCTGCCCCACGGTCGAGACAAGGGGCGGAGCGCTGAGGATATATTCCAGGG